CGGATGTCAGCGTTACTCCGGTGGTGTTGTGTTTGACCTCGATTGCCACATCAACGTAGCCAGCTCCGCTGGTGTTTTTGTCGAATGTCGCAGTCGCTGGGTCAGTTTCCAATGCCGTCGTATCGGTCACTGTTACAACTGCAGTTACGTCGCCCTGGTCTGTTTCGATGGTGATTGTGTAATCGCCTTCCTCCAGGTCGTCAAGATATGTTGCTTTAAGCGTGACCTCTCCGGTCGCTGCAGTTACAGTGTAGTTGGTGTCCTTAGTCAGTTTGGTTGTGCCATTATAGACATCACCAATGGTTACTGTACCGCTATTAGCGGCAACCGTTAGCGCCACATCCGCGTAACCTTCGCCCTCCGGATTGAGGTCGAATGTGGCTGTTTCAGGGCTAACGGTTACGAGGATTTTTTTAACAGGGCAAAGGCTTTGGTATCAAGTACCGCTCCATCCACGATGGTATAGGCCGCATAGTCCACAGTCCGGGCTTTCACATGCTCCTCAGTGGCCAGGCTCATAGGCTCGTTGGTGTTGAACACATAGCCCTTGTTGGCATTACCGAAAATTACGTTGTTTGCGCTCACGCCAGCATCGGCCTTGACCACAAACCCCAGCATCCGACCCACGCCTCCGGCAGTGGTATCCGGAATGAAGATCGGGCGACCGGTAGTATCCACAATATTGGCCAGTACAGTCCAGATCGTTGCGTTGTTAGCATAGAACGCAGCACCGGTCAGATAAGACGAGTGCAGCTTCGCAATTAAGCTAGTAATCTTTTCGTAGTCTGCAGGGTCAGGAGTAGATGCAGCAGGGTTGTAGGTGACAACCTGCGGGGTATTAGTTTCCGCATTCAGTGCAGTCTCGATGCCCTGCGGTTCGGGCTTCCAGTCGTCCGAAGCGCCAGGCTGGCCCTTACCCTGAGCAATGGCAGTACCCAGCGCAACACCAACACGCTCGCCCAATTCGTTTTTTATATACGGGATGAACTCTTCCGTTGCCATGCTGCGCAGCTTCCATGTGACGGTGATCGCCTTGGCGAGCTCGCACCCGGTCAGGGTGAGCTGACCAAATACGTTCTTCTCATCGGCGGTAGCGGTAGCCTCGTCATACCAGGCAGCGTCACCTTCAGCAATAGATGTGTGCTTGTTCATCACCAGCGTGCCACGCACATTGTACTTCTTGATGTCACCTAGCAACGGATACATTTCCTCGGCACGCTTCCAAATCCCCGCCACCACAGTCTGTGGGATTAGGGTCGGAGTATTGCCGGTGTCATGCGTATAGGCATTACGGAACTCTGCGTTAATCTTGTCAAACACCGCTTGCTCGCTGTCCTCTAGCTTTTTCCCCTGCATGGTCTTTGCCCAGGCTACCTCATATACGGCGGCCTGATCCACGTTTTTGGTCTGTGCTACGGTCTCCACTACAGTCACCTCTCCTTTGGGCTCCACGCCCCTGTTTTCCAGCTCAATGCCGGTTATGTTGTCCTTGAGAGCGTTAAGGTTGGCGTTAGCCAGCTTAACCTGCTCCCACTGGTTGTCAAGTTCCTTAACTTCCTCCATTTTTGCGTTGGACTCATCAATTTTACCTTCCGCAATTAGGGCCTCAACCTCGGCCAGCAACGCATTGCGCTGCTCCAGGTACTTTTCTTTAGTCACTGATAACCTCTCCCTTCAATTTCAAATAGTTTAGCTTGACCTGCGCTACCTTTAGTGCCTTTTCACCCTGCAGTTTGTTCCGCATAGTGTTTATGACTTCGGGTGGCAGCAACCCCGAATAGCCAGCAGATGCTGCTAGTTGCACATCCTCAAACATGATCTCGTCTATCAGTCCTAGTTCTTTGGCTTTTTTGGCGTCCATCCAGGTTTCATCATCCATCAAGGCCAACAACTCTTCTTGCGTCTTGCCACTTTTTAGTCGGTAGGCATTAGCAATAGTGTCATTGGCGGTTTTAAGGATGTCTGCCGTGTGTTCCATGTCCCGGTAGTCGCCCTCTGCATACGTGGTTACGTTGTGGATCATCATTTGTCCCGTGGGTGTCATCATGACTTTTTTGCCAGCCATTGCTATGACACTAGCGGCACTGGCCGCCATGCCCACAATCTTGACAGTGACATTTCCCATATAAGATTTTAGGGCTGTATAAATCTCAGATGCTGCAAACACGCTTCCCCCGCCGGAGTTGATGATAACCTCCAAATCTTCACCGTTAGCCTTGTCGATTGCATCATTAACTATCTTGGGGCATGTCGCTTTAATGCCCAACCATTCATAGATCCAGGCGTCGTTGTCAGACACAATCGGCCCCTTGATATTGACTTTAGCCACTTGCTCACCTCCCCTTATTCAGTCGTCGGTCTGGTGTCTAGGCGTCTGACATACTCATCCCCTCCCTCACGTGGTGCCATGTTGAGTATCTCTCTGACTTCGTTCGGCGATAGTATGCCGCGGTCTACGTATTGCACCAGGCTCAACTTCGTGTGCATACTGGCGAAAGTCAGGTTCGAACTCTCGAAAACAATTCGGTTGCCAAAACCTCTCTCTCGCCTGGTGAATAGCTTCCTGGTATACTCGCCACTCATTTGGATTACATCTGGTTCCACACTCTGCTCGTAGTAAGAGATCCATTCGTCCTCGTCGTAGCTGCCCTGCACAATTTTGCTGTTGGTGTTAAAAAAGCTGTAGATTCGCTGGACTGTCCTGTCCATCTGTACTGCGTTAGGCACGTAGTCTTTGGGCTCTACCTGAATTGCATCAGCTTTGGCGTCGGTAGCCGCAGCCCCTACCGACTCGCTCTCGATGCTGAGATAATCCTGTACAAATTGCTTGGTCTGCTTCTTTAAGTCTTCGGGCCGCAGGGTCTGATTAAACTTGAGTAGCCACCTGATCACGTTGGAATTTTTAATGGCCTTTACTATGCCCTGGTCGGTGGTGTTGACTATCTCCATTAGCGGAGCCAGTACCCCGGCTGTTGGCTCGCCAAATATCTCGCTGTTATTAAAGTCCTTGCGCAGATGGATGATGTCTGTGTACCGGAACGTCACGCCCCTGCCATTCTTCAGCGTGAACTTCAGATACAGTTCGCCTCGGCCGTCCTTCAAAGCTTCAACAGCCGTAGGCGTAATCGGATAAATAGCCGTCGGATACCCGTTCTCATCTCGGTCAATATAGGCAAAAGCGTTGTTGTTCAACTCTAGTTGTATAGCCAGTTTTTCCTGTAACATCTGGCCGGTCATGTAGGGATTAGGCTCCTCAAGCAAAAACCTGATGTAAGGTTCAGGGTTGATTTTCACATCCTTGCTTCCATCAGGTTTTATAGTTTCTCGTATATGCTTACCAACCGTTTTCCCAATTGCCCTGGCTTTTGGCCGTATGGCAGCCCTTACTATGTCCGATTGATACAGGTTACCGTTCCAGGCATAAAAGCCTTCTCCTTCATCGGTGATCATCTTGTATTTAGACACCGTTACGGTCCTGTTCTTAGGTTTTAAAAAATCGAAAAGCCCCATTCAATCACCTCCCCTACTAAATCAAATTGATGTAATCCTCATAATGTCTTTCTAATACTACATAGGCGTTAAGTAAAGAGGCAAAACCGTCAATCCTTCTGCGCTGGTTGCTTGTCTTAACTGGTTGAATGTTGTCATTTTTATCTATATCTACGGCTACATTTGACAAATTCCACTTAAGCACGGGCGAATTATTGTAGTTGATCCGCTTGGATTCCAAGTCAGCACCCAGTGCCTTCATCGGGCCGGAGAGCGTTTTCTTGCCCTGGATAACCGGCTCCATGCCATCCTTGCCGAAATGGCTCCGCATTTCCTGCACATAATATTCGGCAGACCAGCTGTCGTAACCATGCCAGGGGATATAAATATCAAGCTCGTTTTGTACTTCCAGGAACCACTGAACTACATGCTCATAATGCACTTTATTTCCCGGCACAGTGCGCAGGAGCCCCATGTCGCGCCAGATATCGTAAGGAATTTTGTCCTCTTTAACTCGCTGTTCCAGTAAGTCTTCCGGCAGCCAGTACATCTGCATGACATAGATCGTGTTGTCGCCCGGCACCATGAAGATAACTGTACCGCAGGTTAAGTCAGTAGTACTGGACAAATCAGAACCGCCAATACCGTACCTCGGCTTTAGCTCTACCAGGTCGTAAGTTGCCGGGTTGTTAAGCTGTTCAAACGTTAGCCATGCTTCGCTGGTTGTCTCCCGGATATTAAAATCTTTGCACAGCAGGTTCTTAACTAGCAAGGGATTTGCCTGGGCCTTTTTGACTTTGTTCCTCAGTTGATCAGTTTGCTTGATGGTGCCCAGGCCGGGATTAGCCTGATACCAGCACTCTGGGTCAATCCAGTCTTTGCGATTATCTAATTCATAGATTATCGGCAGCAATCGCTCGTTCTTGTAGCCGAGCGGGTCCTCATAGCCATTGATAACCCGCTCGGCTTCATCGTATTTGAGATCAAAAACACGCTCACGCACAGTGCCGGCAGTAGTGGTGATAAACACCAGCGGCTGCTCACGGGAAGATGTGCCATCTACAATAACGTCATACAGGTTTTGGTCTTGCCAAGCGTGTATTTCGTCGAGTAAAGCGCCGTGGACGTTGAGGCCGTCTAGGGTGTCGCTATCTCTGCCCAGGGGCTTAAAAAAAGAATCGTTGACGTCGCTGTTTATCTCTGCGACAAGGGTTTTCATCCGCTTGCGCAGAGCTGGCGATTTGCGAACCATTCTTTTAGCTTCTAGCCATATAATTCTTGCCTGGTCTTTCTTCGTGGCGCAGGCATATACCTCAGCACCGGGCTCACCATCAGCAATCTGTAGGTACAGTCCTATGGCAGCAGCCAAGGTCGACTTGCCGTTTTTCCTGCCCACCACAAGCATTACTTCTTGATGTTTCCTAGTACCATCAATTTTATGCACTATGCCGAAGGCCGCCGCTACTAGGGCTTTCTGCCACAGCTCTAGGATAAACGGCTTGCCGCCCATCTTCCCTTTAGAGTGCCGGCAGTAATTCTCTATAAACTCAATAGTATGGTTGGCCTTGCTGGCGTCGTACTCCCACTCGCTGGTCGGGTCGTTTATGATCCGGACCAACTCTTTATAGACTTTGTAGACCTTCTTGGGGGTTCTTCTCCTGTTACGTCTGTTAAGATTTATCCATTTCCAGTATTCCAGTAT